CTGAGCACAAGGTCGATCTGCTTGAGCACATCATGCTCTTTCAGATGGACGGACCAGATGAGTTCTGGGCGTGTTATGAAGCTGTTATTGAACGATTCACTAAGGACATTAACTAATGAACATCGACATCTATCAAACCAAGTACACCTTTGAAGAGATTGCACAACAGTGCAAGGACGCAGTGTTGCGTAATGATTTGCGTGGCAAGGTAGCACAATCAAAGTATGAAGAATCATATCTTGATGCTGCCTATTGTCAAGGAGACTGTCTTTGAAATACTTAGCTGGCTTCTTCTTCCTTTGCATTGTTGGTATGTCTTCTGTTGGTGTACAACAACAAGAGAAGATCTTAGATCTACAAGCAAGGATGTATTATAAATGTAATCGTTAATTCACACTCATCGCTTGAGCGTATGTACTACCGAGTCTATTTGTCTAGTGGCGCCTATACCGTGGACGCTGCCGATGCTGAGGATGCCGCCTGGCAAGGTCTCACATTGTCCAAGGACCTAACTGCTTTCCTCATTGATGTAGAACCTATCTATGACCTCAAAGAAACCGTATTACCCAAACAATTGGAAGAAGTACAAGGATGCACCTGATGAAGTATTCCAACCACTAGCCTATGAAGACTTCTATGATTGGAGAGTATGTTCATGGGAGCTACCTGAATCAGTATGTTGTATTATCCGTGTCTCACGTAAGGACACAGGTAAAGTAAATGAGTTCATCTATGAACGTGGTTCAGCTGCTACTAAGAAGCTGGACAAACTAATGCAAGACCCACTTAACGAAATCACTATTGCTGACAATGAAGAAATCCACCTCATCCGATCTCTTGAAGACTCTGACCTTGATTGAACTTGAACATCTTGACAATGAATGGGAGCAAGATAACATGGATGCAGAAACTTATGCGGAGTTCTTAGCCTATGGCGACGCCTGATCAAATACAGGAACAGGTACAGTTTGAACGTGATGCAGTATCACAAGGAATCAAGAAGCTCAGGGATAACACTGAGAAGCTTGAGAACAAAGAGTATGCTTCAGCTAGCGTCTATGGAGTGGCATCAATTGATGTGCTTATCCCCTTGCTCGTTGAGCGTATCAAAGCAACGAATGATAGAATCTATGCACGCAAAGCAGGAGTAGCATTTAAAGAGATACACCAATATCTCAGGGATGTAGAGCCTGAAGCAGCAGCATGTATAGCTAGTAAGGTTACATTTGATAAGGTGTTCTCTTACCGTGAAGACAGCAACTTACTCACTAATGTAGGTGAAGCTGTTGGTCATGCTATTGAAGACGAGTGCCAGATGCGGCACTATGAACGACATGCACCTGGGTTACTCAATACTATCATTAAGAACTATTCACATAATGCTCAAGGCACACGCCAAAAGCTAACAGTGATACAGACACTGATGAATAGATATGATGTAGCCAAGTGGCACACATGGGGACGTGCCAATCGTATTAGGTTAGGGATTTGGTTACTTGATTGTATCATTGAAGTTACTCATTGGTTTACCAAGGAACTAGTCAGGGATGGTAGGAAGACAAACAATTACATTGTTCCTACTCCTGAGTTCATGGAAGTAAAGGATCAGCTGATGTATAATGCTGAGTTATTCTCACCATTAGCATGGCCTATGCTTATCGAACCTAATGATTGGACTAATGATAGACCAGGTGGATATCTCCTTAATGAGGTGATGCGTGGTCATGATTTAGTTAGACGGGGCAATCCCACCCGTATACAGGGAGAAACACCGCTGCAATTTCTGAACTCTATTCAGAAGGTAGCGTATCGCCTGAATCCCACCGTGGTCGCGGTAGCAGAGCGCTTGCAAGAGCAAGGTCGTACTGTCGGGAAGTTTCTTCCAATTGTTAATCATGAGCTACCTCCTAAGCCTGTAGATATTGCGGACAACTATGATTCACGCAAAAGCTACAGACGAGAGGCAGCTGATGTAATGAATAGGAATGCTGAGTCGTTCAAGAAATCTTGTCGTACTCGCATGACAATGGAAGCAGTCGCACGCTTTAAGGATCGGGAACGATTCTTTATACCTTGGTCATTTGATTACCGAGGACGTGCTTATCCCATCCCTGCTTTCTTAACCCCACAAGATACTGACTTTGGTAAGTCGTTGCTTCAGTTTGCTGATGCAGCATTCTTAGTACCAGAGGCAGAGGATTGGCTAGCCTTTCAGGTCGCAACCACCTATGGCTTAGACAAGGCTACAATCCGTGAACGTCTTGACTGGGTACGTGATAACCTATCTCTTATTGAGAGAGTAGGTAAGGATTCACTCTCATCAATCCCTGAATGGGAAGCAGCAGATGAACCATGGCAATTCATGGCAGCATGTGAAGAGTACTATCACTGTCTTATCGCATGTGATCGTCATTGGACTAGGTTGCCTATCGCAACAGATGCCACCTGTTCTGGGTTACAAATACTCGCAGGACTTGCGAAAGATAAGAGCACTGCGGCTCTTGTCAACGTACTACCAGGTGAAAGACCACAGGACGCATACAAGGTTATAGCTAATGAGGCTATGCCTAATTGTCCTGAGTCTATCCAACCACACATGGACAGGAAGGTAACCAAGAGAACAGTGATGACTGTTCCATATAATGCTAAACCATTCTCCAATAGAGGTTACATACGTGATGCTCTGAAGGAGAAAGATATAGAGATTGATAAGGACAGCTTATCATTAACTGTTAAGGCTGTACGCAATGCCATGGATGTTGTCGTACCTGGTCCAATGGCAGTGATGAAGTGGATTGAGTCGGAAGTGGCTCAAGCTATTAAGTCTGGTAGAGAATACTTAGAGTGGGTTACACCATCTGGGTTTGTCGTACACCAGAAGTTGAATAAGAAGTTAGTTGAGATATTAGAACTAAAGTTACTTGGTCGATGTAAGTTAACTGTCGCTACTGAAGATAGTGATGAGGTCGATCTAAGCCACCATAAGAACGCAACAGCTCCTAACCTTATCCACTCTTTAGATGCAAGCTTACTACACCTATCTGCAATCCGCTTCAATGCACCGCTGGCCGTCATACACGACTCGGTTTTGTGTCGTGCTTGCGACATGGATACTCTTTCACGTATTGTCAGAGAGACGTACATGCATCTCTTTGCTGAACACGAATACCTTACGGACTGGGCAGCACAGATAGGTGCTCAGTCTGAACCTCCGATCATTGGTGATCTTGAACCATCATCAGTGATTGATTCCACTTATTTCTTTTGCTAAATGGCACGCAACATTATTAAAACTGACCCTGTTATCCTTGATGGATACCAGGCAGTACTGAAACCTTCTAAGTTTGGCTACTCTCTATCTGCTGTTGTAGATAATGTGGTCGTAGATAAACTTGAGGAGGACAGAGGTGAGTCCCTTAAGTGGGCAGAATCTAAACTCAAGAACCCCAAGCGTTCTACTCTCAAGCCTGAGCCTTGGGAAGAAGTAAGCGAAGGTAAGTATAAAGTTAAGTTCTCCTGGAATGAGGAGAGCAAGCCACCTGTGGTCGATACTGAAGGCACTCACATCACTGATGAGACACTGCCTATCTACTCAGGTGCTAAGGTTAAGCTAGCCTTCTATCAGAAACCCTACATTCTACGTGATGGCGTTACTTACGGCACTTCTCTCAAGTTGGTTGGTGTTCAGCTCATTAGTATCAATTCCGATGCTGGCGTTGATAGTGGCGACCTCTCCGCTACCGACGTTGCAGACCTATTCGGTACAACTGCTGGTTTTAAAGCTGATTCCCCAAATGTTACTCCCAACCCATCTGAAGTAGAAGACGATGAATTCTGAATTTAATATTGTAAAGAACCAGGAGCTTGGTCTTTATGAAGGAACATTCTCCATCACTTTGCCTCCTATTACTGTCACCCGTTACAAAGCTGACCGCAGTGATTTCAAATATGAGATCCGCCGTGCAGTCAGTGAGATTGTGGAGGAAGTAGTCGAGAAGGCTATTGATGACTGATGAAGTTTCGGTCAAAGCTTGAGGAGCGTATTGCTGACCTCCTCAAGAATCTAGGTGTGAGCTTTGAATATGAATCAACAAAGGTCCCTTATGAGATTCAGTTTAATTATACTCCTGATTTCATACTTCCTTCTGGCATCATGCTTGAGGCAAAGGGTTACTGGGACGCAGAAGACAGGCGAAAGATACTGGCTGTTAAGAAATGCAACCCAACGCTAGACATTCGTATGATCTTTCAAACACCCTACAATAAGATCAGCAAAAAATCTAAGACTACCTATGCACAGTGGTGTGATCGCCACAATATAAAATGGACGACCTTTCAGGAAATCCCGATCGAGTGGTTAGTGAATTCTTAAGGCATGAAAATTGTGAAGCTTGTGGCAGCTCAGACGCTAAGTCACTTTATTCCGATGGACATGCCTTCTGTTTCTCTTGCCATACATATTTTCACCCCGACAATCACACTCATCAAATGACCACAACAGTGTCATTAGCTGGTGAGGCTCGAAAGTTAACCAATCGTGGTCTCAGTCAGAAAACCTGTCAGAAATACAAGATCTACAGGGATGGTGACTATCTACGACATTATTACTACTCAAAGGATGGTGTCTTACTTGGCTGTAAGGTCAAGACAAAGGATAAAGACTTTTGGTATGAAGGAGACAGCGATGGATCTTTTTTCGGGCAGCATTTATTCCCTAGTACAGGAAAACGCATTGTCATCACGGAAGGAGAACTCGATGCAGCAAGCTGCGCTGAGGTCTTCCCAACATGGCCTAATGTTAGTCTTCCATCGGGTGCTGCATCAGCTAAGAAATCAATTCAAAAAAATCTTGATCTACTTCAAGGTTATGAAGATGTAGTCCTTTTCTTTGATAACGATGAACCAGGCAGGAAGGCTGCCAAAGAATGTGCTGACATACTACCACCTGGAAAGGTGCGTATCGCCTTTCTGACGGCGTATAAGGACGCCTCAGAGGCATTACAGAACAATGATATTGAAGCAATCTCCCGAGCTGTTTATGATGCAAAACCCTATCGACCCGATGGAATCATTGAAGGGCGATCCCTTCTCTCAGAAATCGTCAAGCCCCAACCACCAAGCGACTTCAGCTACGGAATCAAAGGACTCGACAACCTATTACATGGTGCAAGATACGGAGAGCTTGTTACGATTACTGCAGGCAGTGGAACAGGCAAGTCCTCATTCTGCAGGAACCTTGCAACTTCACTACTACAGGATGGAAACAGGGTCGGTTACCTGGCTCTTGAAGAATCGAATAGGCGCACTGCTCTCGGTCTGATGAGCTGTGCAGCAGGTGAAAGCCTGCACATTGGTGAGCATGATTCAGAGAAACTGATGTCGCTCTACGATAATACATTGGCTGAATGGAACCTATTCCTCTTTGATGGGTTTGGTTCTTATGATCCTGATGTTATCTATAACCGCATTGAATACCTAGCGGTTGGACTTGATACTAAGATCATCTTCCTTGATCACCTCAGCATCTTGCTCAGTGGTCTTGATGGAGATGAGCGTAAGACGATTGATAAGACTATGACTCGCTTACGTTCTTTAGTAGAAAGGACAGGCATCTCATTGTTTCTTGTCTCACACCTCCGCCGTACACATACGGATCAGAACCATGAAGAAGGAGCACGAGTTACATTGGGACAGCTTAGAGGAAGTGCATCAATTGCGCAACTTTCTGACGCTGTTATTGCACTCGAACGAGATCAACAAGACGGATCTCAACACAGTGATACAACTGTGCGAGTCCTTAAGAATCGCTACTCAGGCGAGACAGGCGTCGCTTGTAAAATCCAATATGATTTAAACACTAACCGATTTATTGAAAGTGAAGCTAAACCCGATTTCGATGCGACAACCGATTTCTAATGCACCTGCATACAAACCTTATGTCCATCCCTGGTATAAATACGTGGATTTGAAACGACCTAACCCACCTACTCCTGAAGCAGTAGAGAAAGCCAAGTTTGTTGATAAGACCTACGTTTGGAAACACAAATGAATCTAGAAGATGCCTTGCAACTCTTCATGCGAAGGGTTGACGTTATTGTCTCCATGGAGATGGGAGGTAAGCTACCCACCAAAGAGGCATACAAAGAAATCAAAGATGAAGTTCGTAAGCTAAAGAAAACTAAGAAAAAAATTCATCATGCCAATCTTGTTAGTACTAGCGCTCCTCCTGTCGTCGTGCCAATCGACGGATGGACCGAATAATGATTTTGATACCTGGTATGAACAGGTAATTAATGAGCCTTACGATCCAATCAATGGGAGCAAGTATTGATGATTATCTTTGATATTGAGACAAACGGATTACTCCATGATGTTACAACGATCCACTGTGCTGTCCTCCATGATACAAAGGAAGGTACAACTGTTGCATACAACGATCAAGGCGGTCCACCAATCACTGCAGCGGTTAACTTCCTCGCTGAGGCTGACCAGATAGTTGGTCACAATATCATTGGGTATGACATTCCTGTTATCAAGAAGTTGTATCCGTTTTTCGAGCCTGAAGGAGAGATTGTAGACACCTTGTTGTTGTCTCGTCTCTACCACCCAAACATGATTGAGCTTGACAAGAAACATAACTGGAAGCATATGCCTCTCCAGCTATATGGTCGTCACTCACTTGAATCTTATGGGTATCGACTGGGTGAATACAAAGGCAGCTTCTCCAAGAGTACAGATTGGAAGGAGTATTCACAAGAAATGGAAGATTACTGTACACAAGATGTCAATGTCACCCGAAAACTATGCAATCATTTCCAGCCTTACCTGAATGGGTCACGCTAGAACACCAGGTTGCTCAAATCCTAACTGAACAGGAGATACATGGATGGTATTTCAACCAAGATGCTGCTAGAGACCTTGAATTATCTCTCAGACGAGAACTTCTGGACCTTACTAGAGTTCTTGAGCGGCGATTCCCCTTCGTCCCAGGCAATGAATTCACTCCAAAACGAGATAACAGAACTCTTGGATATACCAAGGGATCAGCGTTTACGAAACTAAAAGACTTTAATCCTTCATCACGAGACCATATCGCATGGATCCTGACCAACTTCGACAACTTCGATCCGAATTCGACTACTACGATTTCTGGGAAAACGAAGATCGACGAGACGACCTTGAAGAACCATGGAACTGGGCTTTCGATGCAGTTCTTTCGGATCCTGGAGATTACGAAGAGCCTTGGGATGATATCGGAAGGCGCCAACGCATGGCTGAAGCTATGTACGAGTGCTAATCGTATCCACCATCACTGCTCAGTAGCAACTTCAACACATAGATGCGCACACAGAAACCCAAACCTCGCTCAAGTACCATCGGATGAAAGATTCCGAAGACTATTTCTACCAACTCCGGGTCAAGTTATGGTCGGTGCTGATCTTAGTGGCATTGAGCTTAGGATGCTTAGTCACTATCTCGCCAGGTACGACGGCGGACAATACGCCGACATTCTCCTCAATGGAGATATTCACCAAGTAAATGCAGACAAGATTGGCATCTCAAGGAAACTTGTTAAGACCGTAACGTACGCTTTTCTGTACGGTGCAGGTGATCAAAAGATTGGATTAAGTTATGACAAACAACTCTCGCCTAAAAAGGCTAAGGAGAAAGGTAAGGAAATCCGCGATGCGTATATCGATGCGATTCCTGGACTTGCTGATCTCCTTGTTGCAATTAAAGATGCGGCTGATCGCGGCTATGTTAAGGCGATTGATGGACGCAAGATCCTCTTGTCGTCACCGCATGTTGCACTCAACTACCTATTACAGGGATCTGCTGGAGTAATTGCTAAGCGATGGATGGTCATTGCTAATGACAATGACTACTGCTGTTCACAACTAGCCTTTGTTCATGACGAACTCCAATACGAATGCACCCCAGAACATTCCGACTTACTTAAGTCCCATCTGGAAACTTCGGCTGTCGAAGCCGGTGCCTATTACAACTTACGAATCCCACTTGCTGCCGAAGGAAAAATCGGTGGAAGCTGGGCAGATGTCCACTGATGAAATTATTGATTGATGCTGATTACATCGTCTATAAGTCCTGCGCTGGAGCTGAATCAGAGATTGACTGGGGTGATGATGTTATCACTGTCGTCTCTAAGTTCTCCGAAGCCTATGGTAACACGATTAAGGAGCTAAAGAAAATTGAAGCTGCTTTCTTTGATGCTACCGATACTATTCTCTTCTTTAGTGATAGTGTCAATTTTAGGAAGTCTATCTTCCCTGACTACAAAGGACACCGTAACCGCAAGAAACCCTGCGGATACAGACGTGTAATCGAGAAACTAAAAACTGAATATGAAGTGATCAGAATGCCTACGTTGGAAGCAGATGATGCCATGGGAATCTATGCGACTCTCTATCCAGATAACGTAATCTGCTCACCTGATAAAGATATGCGCCAGATCCCTGGTAAATTATATGACCTGGCAACTATCACACTCATCACACCTGAGGAAGGTGAGCAATGGCATTACATCCAAACGCTTGCTGGAGATCAAACTGATGGGTACTCAGGTGTACCTGGGATTGGTGTTAAGCGTGCAGTTGCACTGTTTAACGAATCCGGCTACACCTGGGAAACTGTAGTTAAAGCTTTCGCAGAGAAGGATCTTAGTGAAGATGTTGCTCTAATGAATGCACGACTAGCAAAGATCCTTACCTGTACTGATTATGACCTCGCAGAACAACGACCCATCCTATGGTCTCCCACCGATGCCGGTGATGGAGATGACGATGGAGCAGGAGTTCAACTACAGACGAATAGCGGATCTCCTGCCTGATGCGCAGAAAGAAGATCTAATTACTATCTTTCTGGCACTCCAAAAGCAGAACTACTGCTTATCAAATACTATTAAAAAATTGCTAGCCGAATGGCCTATTCACCCTACTCGCCAGACTACTACACCCGAGGCAACATCCAAGTTTGGGATTTTATTCGAGATCAAGGACTTTCCTTCCACTTAGGTAATGCCATTAAATACATCTGCCGTGCTGGTCACAAGGATGACTACAAGGCAGACCTAGTTAAAGCTATCCACTATTTAGAAGACGAATTAGCAAATGTCACTGCTGTCCAACCAAGCAATCGAATTCCGCCGAGCGTACAATATACCGAACGATTTGAGCCGGCGTACTCTCCAGAAGAATTTGATCGTTGAGGAATTCAAAGAGTTCCTAGAAGCTGATCAAGAGATGGCATTGATGCACCCAACTGATTGTGCTAACTGCCTAAAAGAACTTGCTGATCTTGTCTATGTGTGCGCTCAGTACGCTGAGAACATGGACTGGGATCTAGAGCAAGCCCTACGCCGTGTCCATAAGAGTAACATGAGTAAGCTTGATGACAACGGCAAACCTATCTACCGAGAGGATGGTAAAGTCCTCAAAGGTCCTAATTATAAACCACCTGATTTATCTGATCTAATATGAACTACCCGAATGCCCTTAAAGACCTGCGAGAACAGCTTGAACTGACTTATCAGAAGCTGTATCGAATCAAAGGTGCCATTGATACTATTGAGCAGATCCTTGCAGCACAAGCAGCTGAAGCAGATGCTGCTAAAGAAGAAGAAACCACCCCTAAAGAAACAACTACTGAAGAGTAATGTCTGAACTTATCTCCCGTACTGGACGTGTGCAGTCTTGGATGGATGACCCCACCTCACGTCTACCAGTTTCATGCACTGTCTTCGTAGTGGAAGATAGTATGGAAGGACCTGAAGGTATTGAAGCCTCATGGCGATTCGTCTCTCATGCACTACGTCATGGGGCAGGTGTAGCTGTACACCTGTCCAACCTCCGACCAAATGGTTCTGAAAATGGTAAAGGACTGACAGCAAGTGGTCCAGTATCCTTTGCTAAAATTTATTCTACCCTTAATGAAGTACTCCGAAGAGGCGGCACCTACAAGAATGGAGCTTGTGTATGCCATCTTGATATTGACCATCCCGATTCACTTGATTTCATTCAAACTCCTCGTCATGAACTACCCTGGGTCAAGCGCTGCATCAATATCACTCCCGAATCCTGGGATGAGTATCCCTACAAGGCTGAACTCATCGAAGGGATTCGCTCCGGTGACATCTGGCTCAACAAAGTAAAGTATGACAAAGAAGGTAAACGAATCCGAGGAAACGTCTGTCTTGAAGTATACCTGCCAAGTCGGGGAACCTGCTTGTTGCAACACATCAACCTTGGAGCATGTACTTTTGATGACATCCCCAAAGCTTTTGTGGAAGGGATGTCGGAACTGTGTAAACTACACCCTTCTACAGGTGTGGGGAGCCACGGAGAGTATCTCACCCCAGATGTTGATAAGCAAGTGGGACTCGGAATGCTTGGATTGGCTAACCTTCTGCGAATCTATGGAGTCAAATACTCTGAATTCGGACAAGCACTGAAGGATGTTAATGAAGAGAAGGTTAACTTCTCCCCTGCATATAACATCGCTAAGGCCATCCAGAATGGCGTACAAGCTGCCGCTAAGGTGGCTGAGAGTCATAACATGGTACGAGCCTTTGCTATCGCTCCTACGGCCTCCTGCAGCTATCGTAGCTTGGATAGGGAAGGCTTTACCTGCTGTCCTGAGATAGCACCACCCATTGCCCGGTCAGTTGATCGGGATTCGGGCACCTTTGGTGTCCAGACCTATGAATATGGTGATGTAGAAATCGCCAGTGAAGTTGGTTGGGATGCATACAAACTTGTATGTGACCAGCTAATGATTATGCTTGATAAAACTGGACTTCTTCACGGATACAGCTTTAACTCTTGGAGTGATGTTGTAGCCTATGACAATGCGTTCATCGAAGAGTGGCTCGAATCGCCCCAGACAAGTCTCTACTATAGTCTCCAAGTAATGGGTGATGTACAGGACAAGTCGAATGCCTACGCTGCTCTCAGTGATGCTGAGGTCGATGATTACCTGTCACACCTATTGGAGACAAATGATGAACTCCAATGTGATTGCCAAGAATGACTTACGAACCGTCTAGACAGGAAAAACTACAAGCTGAAGTGATTGTCCAGCTTGGTAATATCGTAGAAGAACTACGGAAAATCAAATGGGGTGGCGGTGACACCTCTGAATTGGAAGATAAGATTGTTGAACTGAATGGTAAGATCTCAACTCTTACTACTAACAACAATCAATTATCCCAAGCCCTTGCTGCAGCCAATGAGCTTGTTGTAACACTCCAAGGTCAGCTCAGCAATGTCGATGCACCTGGTAGTGACCCTACCCCTGACGACATCAACGCTGTGTTCACTTCTCTGGGGATTAGTGATGACTCCGTATGATAAGCTGATTCAGCGTAAGCGTAAGTGGTCTCCTGTTCAAATGGAGGCAGGTAAGTTGAAAGAAGGTGCGGAAGAAGCTATCTTCCGTGCACTTGCCCTTAGGCAACTTGAGATCCCAGTTGGTGAGTTTATCGCTGCTGGTCTTAAGGGCGAGGTTCCAAAAGCATCTCAAGAGATTTTGAAAATGAACATTATCGATGAGGAAAATCATGACAGAGCACTTGGTTTTGCAGCACGAGCGATCGGTACTGATCAAAAAGCTGAAGCGGAAGCAGCAATGCTTACAAAAGCTTGGGAAGACCATCCAGACCACACCGTGGTCAAGGCAATGGTTCTGGAGAGAAGCATCTTCTTCGTTCTCCTCCCGTTCTTTCGCTTCTGCGGAGACGCTGGATTAAGGACAGTATCCGCAGATATCAGCCGTGATGAACAGATTCATGTTGCTACAAATAGCCTTATTTGCAGTGAAATGGGACTTTCACACTCATCAAGTCTCGACAAGCTGCGTAAAGCGACCATTAATTGGGTTATGCAACCCTTGAAATGGGAAAATGCCGATAAATTTTTGGCTAAAAAATTCTGGCTGGATTCCAGCGATCGGCTTATGTATGAAGGGAAGGCACCTGAACTTTCTGCCACCAGGTCGGCTCGAATGCCAGCATTCTTTGAGCATTCGAATGTCAACCTCCCACAATACTCTTAATCTCCTTGAAACATTAGGAGTCCAAGCTCATTCCATTGTTGGTGAAATGAATGAGTTGTTTCCACCCATTACACCAGACCCAACCCAATCCATTGAACATATTATGTATCGTGCTGGTCAAAGGTCAGTAGTGGAATGGTTACACAATAGACTTCAAGAAAATGGCTAATCCCTTTGTACAAAAAGTACAAA